CGGGTCCGCCAGTCCGGTCAACAGGTTTTCCCACGCGGCTTTTACCATGCCAATGGATCCTTGGATGGTGCTCCCGGCTTCTTCCGCGGTCGTACCGGCTATGCCCATTTCTTCCTGTATGGTGTGGATAGCCTGCGTAATGTCCGCGAAGCTGCTAATGTCGTAATGAATGCCGGATATTTTTTCCGCATCTTCCAACAGTCGCTGCATTTCTTCACGCGTGCCGCCGTACCCCAATTTGAGGTTGTCCAGCATGGTAAAGTTGCCCTTCGCGAAGCCCTGGTACGCGTTCTGTATGCTTTCAATGGCCGTGCCCATCTTGTTGGCGTTGTCAGCCATGTCTATTACAGCCTGGTTGCCATAGTCAGCCGCCGCCGCGGTATTCCCGCCCAGGGATTGCAGCAGGGACGCCGAAAAAGACGTAACCTGCTCCATGTATTCATTGGCGGATAGTCCCGCAGTCATGTAGGCATCCTGCGCGTATTGCTTTACGGTGTCCGCAGATTTACCGAAAAGCGTTTCGACGCCGCCCACCAGCTGCTCGTATTCGGCGTAGGCTTCTACGGACGCCTTGCCCAGGTCTACCAGGCCCTTTACAACGGCAGCCGTAGCCAACGCCGTAAACATCTTGGCCGCGTTGCCTGCTATGCCCGCAATTTTGCCCGCACCTTCCTGCGCTATGCCTTCGGTGTCGTTTACGCTTTGTTTAAATCCCGAATTATCGCCGGTAATGTCGTATATAACTTTGCCGTCGCTCATTTCTGCTCCTTATTTGCCGCCATCTGCAGCAGCATTTGTGCCATATTTCGCAGGCCGTTTTGCAGCTGTTCTTCCCGTTCTGCTTCGGTCAGTTCCAGCGCAAATTCCTGCTTTAGCCGTGCCAGTTCCGCCCGCTCCTGGGCGTTGTACTTGTTGGGTGCTGGCATTGGCTTGGTACGGATCTGTACAACCTCCATTAACCGGGTATTGGACGGCAGGCCGCGCAACAGGGCGTTAAACTTCCACCAATGCAGGATGCCGCGCTGTTCCTGCAGGTCCATGCCGTATGCCTGCATGAATGCCGCATAGATCAACGGCCCATCCTGTATAAAGTCCATGCTCTTTTGGTGCGTGGTCTTGGCTGGCGGGAATAACAGCTCGGATACTGTCTGCAGCAGGCCCGCGTCCGTAGACGGCTTGCGCAGCAGGTAATAGCCCATTATTTCGGGCACCCGGTGCATTGGCACGCCTTCCACGTCCTTAAACATCGTCAGCACGTTATCGTATGCCGGTGTTAGGTCGTATTTGCGGCCCTTGTACGTGACCGAATAGGGCAGCGGCCTGTAAAATTCCTGCCGCTCCATTGGTTATGCCTTTACGCGCTTGCGTGCCTGCACAATGTTGTCTGTCAGTCTGTCCACGGTCGGGTACACAACGCCGGTTAAAATCGGCGCCAGGTCGTTTAAGGCGGTTAAAAAGTCGCCGCCGTACCAGTCGCGCAGCTCGTCCAGCGCCGCGTCCCCAAATACAATGCGCAGCAGTTCCCAAAATGCACGGCCCACGCCTTCCAGGTCGTCCGCCGCCTTGTTCGCGATCATTTCCGCACGCAGGTGCTGCACGTCCTGCAGGCACTTGGATGCGTTGAACGTAAACGGCACAGATTTTACAAGCGTGTCGCCCTGGTACAGGTCTATGGTGTCCTTAATTAACGTGGTTTGTACTTTCATTGTCTTGCCTCCTACAGCATTGAAAAAAAGGGGAGGCGTTAACCTCCCCAAATAGTTACCGTTATGCCACGGTGGGCTGTCCGTCGAAGCGGATTTCGAACGAGATTGCCGCGTCGTCGGTAGTTGCGCCGGAAAATTCCTGAATGTTGCAGATCGTGCAGGGCACCGTAATGGTTACGGTGGCGTTGGACGCGTTCGTGTATTCCAGCTTGAATGTGGTCTGTCTGCTGGTGTCCAGGCCGTATTTGTTGCCGAAGATAAATTCCTGCGCCGCGTCGCCCAGCACTCTGCGGCCAGTCAACGTCCATGCGGGTGCCATGCCCGTTACGTGGTTCTGTGCGAAGCCGTTGTCTTGCAAAAAGAAATACTGCTGCACAACCTCGTTTAAGGCTTCCGCAATATTGTCGATACCGTCTGCCAGTTCCGAATATACGGCGGTTGCACCGCTGGCCGCGGTATTGATGGACGCGGACAGGTTATACATGGTAATTAACTTGCTGTATGCCATTTTTTCGTCCTTTCAGTTAGTACACGTAGGCCCGTACGCGAATGCTGGAGCCGTACAAATACTGGTTGTTTTCTTCCCGGTCCAGGTACGACGGGAGCGACACGGTTTCAATGTCGCATATTTCCCAGTTGTCCGTGGCCGGGTAGGTTTTTGTGGTTGTTAACGCCGTATGGATAGCGTTGAGGGCCGCCGATACGGTCTGCTGCCGGGCGTGCTTGCCGTTCAGGGTCAGCACAAAGTCGTACACAATGCGTTTGTTTAAAAACGTTGCGTTTGGCGTGCCGTTCGCCATGTAAATGGCTATGCCGTTATCAGGCGGCAGGGGACCGCGCACAATGGCTGCATACGGCTCCGTTGCCTCGGCCATGTCCATTACGGCGTCTATAATGTCGTTAATGTAGTCAGCCATTTTTTATTGCCTTTGTTATCATTGCCGCCCAATCCTTTTTATGTTCCCCGGCTGCCTTTTCGGCCCATTGTATGGACGCGTTCGGGTTGACGTCTTTTGACGGTGTGCCGGTGTAATACTGCCGGTGGGCGTATGGTGTGTTCCAAATAACGTGCAGCGTGTTGCCGTCCATTTCGGTGTAGGCGCTACGCTCCAATATGTGCTGGTCCACCTTTACGTAATAGTTGCAGTCATCCTTTATCTGTTCTTTAACCGCAAACAAGCCTTTTTGAAAAATCTTGTCTACGGTCGCCTTGGGTACGGCCTTGAAGATCATTTCAACGCCACCTCCCAATGGTCGAAAATGCCAAATTCATTAAACAGTTTGGCAACGTCCACCACGGTGTATTGGCGGTTTTCAAATACCACGGTTGCAGGTTGCCCCGCGGCCTCGCTGGCATCCTTTAACGCCCACCAGTCCAGGGCGGGCACCGTGTACAGGCTATCCGCGAATAATAGCGCGTTCAGCTGCACCTCGGTGTTGTCCTTGCTCATGGTGGTGCCGGACGCGGGCTGCACGTTTACGTGGTCCACCTGGTATTCGGCCCACGCCGGATGGTTCCAGCGGTCCACGCCGGTGCATACCTGCAGGGTTACGCTATGCACATATACGTGCGCAGGTGGTTTGCGGCTCATTTACCACCACCACCTGTTCTGTACGTCCAGCGTATCCACGTGCCGCGACAGCAGGCCCGTTTGTTCCAGGTACCCGCGTGCTGCCGGTGCGATCATCGAATAACCGCTGGCGGCGTTCCCGCTGCTGCCGGATCCACCACGGCCCACCGATATTTTGCCGATGGTGTAGGAGGTGTCCCCGGTGCTGGTGCCTTCGGTTGCTACGCTAATGCCCTGCAGCACAAAATATTCCACCTGCGCGCAAATAGCCTTTTGGTACAGCGTTTGAAACGCGGAGGGCAGGCTGTCAAAGTCTGCCCCACGCGTAATTTGTGCTATAAGGTCCTCGGCGCGGGCTTCATACCGCGGGAATGCTGTTTCGGCTATCGGTTCGCCCAGGTACGTGTCCGTATAAAAGCTGTAATTTACGATAGCCATTTACGGCCTCCTTTATGCAGCGGTGTAGTTGACGTATACGCCAGCGGTTCTCTTGGACAGTACGAAGCAACCATAATAGAAGCGTTCGTAGTAAATCCACTTGCCTTTGTTGTCGGCGGTCGGTGCGGATACCATTGCGGTATCGTATACCACGGGTGCCGCTACGGCGTCCGGGGATACCATCAGCAGGTTAACCTGTCCGGCACCGGTAGCAGGTGCGAAGCCTTCCGTATAGGTGAATGCGGTTTTCATCAGGTCGGCCGGTACTTCCACGATGGTTACGCCGTCCAGTTTGCCCACGTTTCTGTCAACGTTTCTAATGCCGGTGGCAACGTCAACAAAACGGGTGATACCGGCGGCCTCCTTCAGCACCTTATAGGTGGCCGGGGTCATATAGGCCACGATACGGTCACGGTTAAACCGTGCGTTGGTCATAGCGGCCAGGTAGCCGTCCCACTTGTCCAGGATGTTGGCCGCGGTTAGGGCGGTCGTATCAGCTGCGGACGCAGCAATGGCAGCGGTCGCCAGGGTGCTGGCAATGTAGCTGTCCATTTCGGGGACTTTCTGCAGCTCGTTGAAGGTCTTGGTAATGTTGGCAACGGTGGCCACGCGGTTGGCTTCTTCCATGTCGAGCGGGTCGATCAGGGTGGACCATTCACGATCCTGCGCCAGGGATACGCTCTGCCATGCGTTGTTCCAGTTGCGGGAGAATGCGCCGGTGATGTTGTCACGATTGGCAGCAACCGCGCCGGATACTTCCAGGGAGGGGATTTCCACGTACTTGCCGCGCAGCGGTCTGTACTTGGTGCTGTTTTCGCCGTCGAAGATTGCCCCAAAATAGGACAGATACGGCATAGCGTTAGCCAGTTCCTGGCCATACTCGTGTGCATAGTTTACATTTGCCTGGGAAAATGCCATTTTAGTTTCCTTTCTGCTGTTCGTTTAAGCCGTACTTCTTGGAATAACCCCACAATTCGGTCATGCTGGCGCCCTTTTCGCCGGAGGGCTGCTGCCCGCCGGTTCCGGCACCAAACTGCGGCTTGCCGGGCTGTCCGCCCTTGCCGTTGTCGTCGGTGGGGTTGAAAAATTCCTCAAAGTCTGCCCGCATTGCATCCAGCTGTTCTTTTACGGGTTTGGCGCCTTCGCTACGGTCTACGAGATCGTATACGGCGTCGAAAAACTTGGGCTTTACGCCTGCATAGTCCGCGCTGGTCCGCGCTTCCTGTTTCACCTTGTACGCGTTGTACTCGGTCTGCAGGGCCTTGTATTCGTCGCTGGCCTTTACGTCCACCGGCGGCACGTCCTTTAACGCGTCCGCCTTGGCCTGTTCTACGGCGTCCTGCTTTGCGGCATTGGCCGCGGCCTTGGTTACGTAGTTGTCGTCGATTGCCCGCCCGTACAGGCTGTAAATCGCATCCACCTTTTCCTCCGGGGTGGTTTCGCTGTTCAGTACGTCTGTTAATGCTTTACGGGTAAAAATTCCTGCCATTTGTTTTTCGTCCTTTCTTGTAACGCCCGTTGACGCCGGGCGAGGTTGTTGTTGTGGCGCATAACGCTGCGCCGGTGCGTGCAAATAAAAAGCGGCCTTCCGGTCGCCATCTGCCTGTTTACTTTTTCGCCTTTTTGGCGGGTTTCTTGGGTGCGGCGGTGGAATTGTCCACGGCCTCCTGTTTCGTCGCGCTATCGGGCTGTTTTTCGGGTTCTACGGCATCTACAAATGCCTGCAGTTCCGTGTCGTACATGCCCTGCATGGTGTTTACTTTTGCCACGTTTGCCTCCTCCTTTCACGGTATAAAAAAACCAGCCTTGCGGCTGGTCGATTGGTCAAATTGGCCAATGTTTGCTGTTATTCGTCGATATTGTCCAATGCGGCGTAATATTCCGCATACGAAGCCCTGGCGCGTTCCGGCGCGGAATCGGTCAATATATATCTGCCTTTTTCCACGTTGAAGTCGTACCAGTTCTCGTTTTCCATAAAATATGGCATGTCCAGCATTGTATCACCTCAAAAAGAATTTGTTTATGACGACGTAAACACGGTCTGCATAATCGTTTTTCGCAGTGCCTATACGCACGTTGGTGAACGCCTCCGCCATAAATTCGTCCTCGTTTGATAACGAGTAGTTGCTGATTTTTGCACGGTCAAGTTGCTGTTTGATTTCCAGCGCCTTTTCGCGTGTTCCTGTTCCCATTATATAATCGTTTTCGGCTTTTTTGAATTGGTCGCGAAGATCACCAACAACAGATTTGTACTCCGTCCAAATAGTGTTTATTTCTTTTCGCGCCGCCATTATTCGGGAAACATCAAGTCCAACAAAATTTTGCGTAATGGTCCCGCGAAGCCCCAATAATGTATGCGCAAATTCATGCGTGGCGACGTATTCCGCGGCTTTGTCTTTTGCAACCTTTACAGCATATCCGCGCTCGCCTAATTCCATTATGTGCTCTGCCGTGTCTGTCAAATTTCGGAATTTTACGGGGTTTATAATCATTCGTGCCCCGTCGGTTGGGTACTGGTGCGACACAAACGCAAATGCGTCCTTATACAGCCTTGCTTCGTTTCTGTCCATTGTGCGGATTGTCTGCAATGGTGTGTCATATTCGGTCGCAAGTTCTCCAATTACGCGGTTAAACGTGTTTGCAACATCTGCAGGCAATTTGCCATAGTCCGCGTCCACAATAGCAGACAATTTGTTGGCGTCCGCAAACGGTACGCGGTTAAGGCCGTTTTTACTGGTGTGCTCATCATACAGACGGCCCAGCATTTGTGTGCCGTATTCGTTTGCCTGTTTTGTTGTTTCCGCTGATACAAACGGCGGCACAATAGACGTTACCGGCGCCGCCGGTACATCCGGCTTTATAATCGGCGCGGGCTTTACGGCCTTAGGCGGCTTTGCCTGCGGTTTATAGCCCTTTGTCGCCGCGGTCGCCTTGCCGGATACGCTCCTGTTGTAGCCATACACCTGCAAACGATCTGTACGCGGCGTTCTGCCGGTCTGTTTGCAGAATGCGGCATAGTCTGCCTGCGTCTGTTTCACCTTTTGGGACGCCAGCACGAAGCCTTCTTTGTCGCCTGCGGCATCGTACGCCAGCGCCTCGGTTTTGGCGTGCCGTACTTCCCGTTCTAAATACCGCTGCTGTTGGCTTTGCGCGTACTGCAGCGCGTTTTCCTGTTCTTCTTCGGGCGTCAGTTCCTGTGCACGCGGTACCGAATAGCCCGGCACAAACGTTAACGGGTTATGCCCGCAGTTAATGCCGAATAGGCCAGCGGGCTGGCCGTAGCTGGTTTCGTTAATGTTGTGCACGGTGTATTGGTTGCCGTACAGATCCTCGACGGTGTATCCGCCGCCGGACCATGAACAAATCCAGCCCTGGTACGGTGCACACAGCGGACGGGCCGCCGCATGCCTGGATACCTGGAAGGTGTCTACGCCGTACTCGGCAGCGCGGGTTTTCTGTGCCTGCCGCGCCACGTTGCCCACGGTGGTGCGTATATCCATGTTTATGTACGCTTCCGGCGTCCAATGGTGGCCGCCTGCGTCTATAAAGCCGGTTATACCTTCGATGGTCAGGGTGGCAATAGCACCGCGCAGGGCCTTTTGGCGGCTTTCATTGCCCAGCAGGGTGCTGCCGGTCGCCGCATTTATGGTGCGCTGCACCTTTTCCATCTGCTTTGCCAGTTCTGCCGCGTTCTTTGCCCCGGTCAGCGCCTCAATTTGCGCCGCTTCTTCCGCGTTTACCACCTGCTGTATTGCCATTTGGTAGCGGTTCTGCGTGCTCTGCAGCATAACCGTGTTAACCAGGTTCATGTCGTCCTCGGCCTGCGCCACGTAGGCGTCTACCAGGTCCCGGACGTGCTGCGACGTTTCCAGCGTTCCGGCGGTCGTCTTTACGTAGCCCTTGTCTGCAGCATTCTGCAGCATGGTTTCTTCGTCTGTCAGGCTGGTTTTTATGCCTTCCTGCAGCGCAGCGCGGACCGCATCGGCCTTTTGCCCGGTGTTGGCCGCGATAATTTCTATGCTTTCGTTGGTCAGCTGTCCCATTTCGGACAGCTTCAACGCTTCCCATGCCTGGGTAGCAAGTCCGCGCCCGGTCTTAAAGTGCTGCGCGATATTGATTATCAGTTGCGCGGTGCAGTCCATGTACATCTGCTCCACCGGTTCCGATAATTCTAATATCTGCTGCTTTGTAAGTGCCATGCGCTATTCGCCCGTAGTGCTGAAACGGTCCACCACAAAAGCGTTTACCGGGCTTTCTTTTGCGATCTGTGCCAATTCGGCCTCTGCCGTTTCTTCCGTCATGCACAAGCCGTACGCCGGATCCATGAGGGCGGTCTTTTTGCTAATAAGGCCAGCGCCCACCAGTTTTATGGCCTTGTCGTACTTGGTGTTGGTGTCCTCCAGCACGGCGTCCTCCATTGATACGGTTATTTCGTAGTCATTGGCCAGGGCCGCAATGCTTTTGCCGTCGTATTCCATTTCGTACAGGGCGCCCAGCGCAATTATGTTTTCGCAAATGCGCTTTATTGCCGGTACGATCTGCTGCTGGAAGTTGCGGATGGTCTTATACGTTTTGCTGTTTTCGCTAATAACCTCGGTGGCGGTTTTCAAGCCGTCGTGCAGATCAAACGTAAACGTACCTGCGCTAAAACCAACCTGCAGGCACAGAATAGACAGAAACGCATTGATAGCCGCCACGTGTTCCTCCACGCGCAGTTCTATGCTATTGTCCTGCACCTTCAATTTGTCGGGGTCGTCCGTGTTCAGCGCTTCGTAGGTTTCGTCGTTCGGGTCAAAATAGCGCCGCGTTGCACCGCTTGCCGGATCTACAACAACACGCACCGCGGTTGCCGGTACGATAATACGCTTTTTACCCAGCCTAAATTCGCGCACAAAACTGTCGAAGCACACGTCCAGCGCGTGCAGGGTGTCCAGGGCGTTGCCGTAAATGGATACGCCCAGCGGGCTGTTGTCGTCCACGTTATTGGCAACGGGCGTGCGGTAGTACGCAAATAACGACTTTTCCAGCCCGTCTATTTCGGTGTACGGCTGCAGGCCGGGGTAAATGCTGGCGAGCGGGTACTGGTACCCCAAAATATCCTGGTTTTCCCCGCTGGCGTTCTTCATGGCGGCTTTGTACAGGTCGTTTTTTACCACGTAGGTGTCGCCGTTCCAGCTATGCCACTCTATGCGGGTGTAATAATAGCCGTCTTTTGCCTTGCGATCTACGAAAAATGCCTCCGTAACGCCTGCATTGTCCCATGCGGTCGGTACAAACTGGTCCGCCATTGCGTAGTCAATTACAATCTTGCCCGTTCCGGGCACGTTCTGCCCGCCTTCGCGCTTGAATTTGACGTACTCCTTTAAGGCACCGCCGCCCAGGGCGGCCGCCTGTTCGATATGTTCCTGCATTTTGGTGTGGAAGTTGTTATGTTCCAGCACGTCCAATACGAATGCCTGCAGGGTTTCGTCGGATATGTCAATCTTTACGCCCTCGGACCAAATAAGGCCCGCCAATTCTGCGCACACAGCCTTGCCCATGTTCATGCGGTACAGGGTGCGTTTGGCGTCCTTGTTACCGATCGTGGGCGCCGGTATCACGTGCCAGGGCGTGTACAGCCCGCGGTAAATGCTTTTGGCCGGGAGTATCGTAAAATTATAAAATTCACGGTACGCCGGTACGCCTTGCAGTTCGAATACGTCCCGGTATTCTTTGTTGCCCGTCATTATTCGTGCTCCTTTTTTCAAAAGGTCTAATAAGCCCATTTTTATCTATCCCAATTCCACCAACGTGCGCATGTCGCGTTCGTAGGTGTACTCCAGCGCGTCCAGGTTATCAATATTCGACGTGCCATTGTCCAGCCGCACGTCCTCGGTTATCTGTTTGGGGTCCCATACCGCTGTTGCCAGCGCGTCTATGGTGTTTTTTGCGGCCGTAGAAACGCGAAAACGCCCGGAGGCCATAAGTATACAGGCCGTGCGTATTCGGTCATTTATGGGCCGTTTTAAGGCGTTCAGGATATTAACGCCCAGGCGTTCCCGTGCGGCAGCTGTGCGCAGGCCGTTAATTAGGGTCTGCTCTGCGCTGTCGCAGTAGACATCCACAACAAACCATTGCTGTTTGCAGGCTGTTACGAAGTCCACGAAGTCCCGCGCCAGCCGTTCCGGGTCCAATGCGTCCGGGCATCGGTAGTCCGCCAACACGATAACGTCCCCGTGCCGGGTAAAGCCGGTGCAGCAGAACGCGTGCGCAGACGTGCCGCCGCCGAAGTCCACGCCAATTACGGCGCGTTGTATTTCCACGTGCCGTTCGCTGCGGTAGTCCAGCTCGGCAGGATCCACCAGGAATTTGGCCGGGTCGTCCGCAAACGCCTGGTAAATAAGGCCCTGCGCCACGGCCCGTTCGCCTAAAATGTCGCGCCGGTACCATACCGTGCCCTTTTCGTAGGTCGCTTCGATCTCCTGCAGGCGTTCCGGTGTTACGGTTGCATTGTCGTGCACGGTGAAGTGCTGGTACAGGTACCCGCCCGGCAGCCCGGTTTCCCGGTACTTGTCGATATAGTCCGCATATATGGACGCATTCGGGTTGCACGGGTTAAGGTCCCACAACGTAAAAGGCCGCTGCGCTGCGATCTGTCGCCCGCTGGCCACCTTAATAAAACTGCTGCGGCTGTCTGCGCAGTCGTAGTGCTCGTTTATTTCGGTTGCGATCCATAGCCCGTATGAGTTGCCCAGGATACGTTTGTAGCTGTCCGCTTTTGCGCCGCCTGCGAATATAACAACCTTTTCGCCGGTTTTGGTGCGGATAAACAGCGCTTCGTTGTCGCGGTACTGGCCCCACCTGCACCGGCCCCGGAAAAGGTTTTCAAGCCCGAAGCCGTTACAAACACCAATATTCAATTTGGCGTTACCGATCGTGGAGCCGCTTGCAAGGTGGTACACGTCCGGGGTTGTTTCCAGGTAGGCCGCGGCCATTATGCAATGGTCTATCGTTTTGCCGGACCGGATAGCGCCCTCAGCAACGCACATCCGGCTTTTAATGCCGGTTTTTATGTACGCTTTATGCTTTTCGCTGAATGTCCCCCAGGGGATTGTTTGCCGCATCATTTCAACAGCTCCACCAGCGGCGTAAGGTCCTCAATATCCGCGGTTATGGCAGTTTCCTGCCGGTCGCGCCATTGTTTGGGCTTGCGGTTCTTTAGCCAATAAATCTGCGCGGTTACGTCTGCCGGTATATGTTTGGAAGTCGTGACTTCCTTGTAGCCGTCTTTTTCGCTTTGCGTTATGGTCGTTTCTGTGACCATATAGCCCAGCGCCCGTTTGTATAGCGCATTTTCCACGCGCCGGTCGGCCACTTCCTTGCCATCGTCCAGCGCTTTGCGGATTTTGTCGTTTTGTGCTTTCCAGTTAACCAGCGTTTGCCTACATACGCCCATATTGTGGGCTATGTCCGCCAACGTCAGCCCGTCCCGCGCCCATCCGGTTATCAGCAGCAGGGCGTCCTCGGTCAGCCATTTATCTATCATCCCCGCCACCGTTTACACCTCCGTGTTGGGCGTTCGTCCTACGTAAATACGGCTGCGCCCGCCCCAGCATATTTAATTGCCGTATCGTCCCCACTATGGCCCATTCCGTAGGAGGCACACAAAAGGCCGGGCAATTCGCCCAGCCTCCTGCAATATCATTATAGCGCATAAAAAAGTGCACCAACGGTATTTTGGTGCGTCTATGGGGTTGTTTGGCGGCTTTTACGGGCATTGCGGCGGCGTTCTGCCTGTCTGCGCTTTTGCTGCAGCATGCGCAGCAGCGGCGTTGTGTCGCAGTTGGCGTACAAGTCGCCCAAATGCGTAAAAAATAACGTCAGCTCATAAAAAGACGTCTGCCCCATGCGGTTGTACGCGTTTATGGCGGCGCGTTGCGATCTGTCCCAAACTGTGTGGCCGTCTGCGGTGCACTCGCACAGCCCGGCCGCATAGCACTTGCACAGCTTTTCCCAATCGTCCACCGCCTGCAGGCACACGGCAGCCGCCAGCGCCCTGTATCCGCTATCCATCGTACAGCCCTCGCTCCCTTGCAACCTGGTATATTAAACGCCTGTTCCATTTGCGTATGGTTTCCGGCGAGTAGTTCAGCCTGTCCCCGATCTGTTCAAGCTGCAGGCGCGGCGTAGTCCAGTAATACAGGCGCACAAACGCGCAGAAGTCGGGAGAAATACTGCTGCACTGTGCTATTGCCCGCTTTACGGCCCAATATTCCTGGTACGCCGCTTTGCCGTCAGCTTTTGCGATCAGCTCGCCCACGGGGTCGCCTGGCGTAGATCCGTGCGGCATGCCGGACAAAACAGGCGTGGTGTGCATTTGGAGTATGTCCTCATACTGCGCAACCCGCGCCTGGTAGTTCCGTATCATGCTTTTGGCGTAGGACCACCAGCCGAATTTAACGCCCATTTATGCCTCCGCGCGTACCGCCTTGCTGCAGTAGTCGTCCGGGGTCATAGACAGCCCGGACAGGCCGCACTCGCCGCGCCGGTAGTATTCGCAGCAGTTGCACTCGGTTATAAGTTCGTAGCGGTCCGTGTCTGCCTTGTTCGGCGTCACGTTTTCGTAAATAGTGTCAGGCATTGTTTGCTCCTTCCCGGACCCGTTACAGGTCCATGCGTATTTGTGCGGTGTGATCCGCCAGCCGTTCGCTGGCCTTTTGGTAGTATGTTGCGTCTATTTCAAAGCCCCAAACTGTAAAGCCCATGTTGTAACAGGCTATTAAGCTGGAGCCGCTGCCCACGTGGGTATCCAATATTTTGTCGCCGGGGTTCGCAAAGCGTTCCAGCAGTTCCTCATACAGCGCGATAGGCTTTTGCGTCGGGTGGAAACGCGGCTCGGCGCTGGTTCCCTGCGAAAATGCCTCTATGCAAACGGCGTTGCGGTTGAACGACGTCCAGGCGTATTCCACCGGTGCCATGCTGAAGCCCTTTAGCGGTATGCTGGTTTTGCGATACACCACGAAGCACCGCGTTGGCGGCAAATAAAAGTAATTGCCCCCCCATATAACCTGATTTTGGGAAACGCGGAAAAGCTGCTCGAAGTATTCCGCGGACGGCGCCACGTCCCAGGCTATTATGTGGTTTTGGCGCTTGTAGCGATCGAAGCTGCCGCCGAAGCGGTTGTAGTGCGGACGCGTCGGGCCGCCGTCGATCGAGGCCGCAAACATGCCACCGAAGCGCCCGGATCCGTCGCCGCCCTGGCCGTCACCGTAGGGCGGGTCCACTATGGCCAGTTCGAAGTAGTTGTCCGGAAAAGCCCGCAGCGCCTCCATGCAGTCCAGGTTATAAAAGCCAGGATTTTTTAGGGCGTCGAAGTTAATCATGGTCCGGGCCTTTCTGCAGGGCGGTTAAAATGTCGGACAGGTCGCCGTAGTGCCTGCCAGTAGGGTGGGCTGTGTTCATCATGCTCCGGGCGCGATCTCCCACGGATCCGTCGGACCATAGGATGTGCACGCGGCCAGGTGTTAAGCCAGTTACAACGCCAATGCAGGAAAACTGCGTAAATTCGTCGCCAATGCGCAGGCCGTAGCAGCTGTCCTCGGCGTGTTCGTTATGTTCGGCCCGGTAGGCATCCACGGCTTCCTGGGCGTTTTTGTAGCCGTACAGGAATAGGACGTTATACAGGGACGCGTCTTTGCATTCCGTGAATACTGCCTGCAGTTCTACAGGGGTC